CTTGGCGCCGAGATACATCTGCAGGTCATCGGCCGCGTGCGCGAGGACATTGTTTGTTTGATCGAATTGCGTCGGCCGCTCGCGCCGCTCGGCTCGATCCAGCTCTCGAGCTGCTGCTGCCGTCGACGGATTGTTGCTGGTCTCGTCGCCGAAGCTCGAGCCGGTCCGCAAATAGACGTTCTTGCCAGATGCGGTCGCTCCGTCCTGCGTCAGATGGAAAAAGAAATCGCTCTTGCGGCCGCCTTGATAGACCGACTGCTGTCCGTAGCTTTGTCCTCCTTGGCCGCCCTGGCCGCCGCTCTGGCCGCCGCCGCTGCCGCCGCTCTGGCCTTTGGCGACGAGCTGCATGCGCGCTGTCTTGTCCTGCGGCGCCGACCAGAAGCCGCCGTCTTGCGTCATATGCAGTTGTTGCTTGTCGTCCCTGGTGCGAAACATCGCCGTGTCCCCCTTCTCGAGGTTCTTGAGGCGATGTCTGCGATCATCCATGACGGTGGCAACCGGAACCGAGCGGCCACCGCCCATGAACGAGATAAAAGTCTCTGCGCCTTTTTGCCCTCCTTGCCCGCCGCCTTGCCCGCCCTGTCCGCTTTGCTGGTCGGAATCCATCACGACCGAGCTGAAGCCGTAGTTCTGCGGGCTCTCGACGCGCTGGCGCGATTCGCCGGACATGAAGCCGCCGGTCATCTCCTGCATCAGCTTGCTGTCATCGGCCTGATGCACAAGCGAGCGGGCGCCGCCAGCGGTGTAGGACCGGAAAGCGATGTTCAATGGCGTCGCGCGATGCATGCGGCTTACGGTGTCTCTGTCAGAATTTTCATCGCTTGCGGCGTGATCACCTGATCAGCGCTCTTGAAGCCGCCGCCCGAGTCGATGATGCTTTGCGGATCAGCCATCAGCGGGAAGGCGGCGAAAATCTTGTCGTTGAGCAGCCAAGGCACGACCAGGTCGAGCGTTGTCTCGGTGCCGCTGTTGCGGTCCTGCGTAAACGTCGCCGTCTGGATTTTCAGTGTTTGATTGATGATCGGCACCATGGGCGACCAGACAGTGACGTTGTCACCGGCGCGCCAGAGCTGCTTTGTCCCCGGCCGCATCCAGCCCTGGACCACGACACTGGCTTGTATCTTGGTTCCGTCCGACCATTTCGCCTCGTTGTGCGCGGCTTTTTGCACGTCCTGTATGGTTTGAATCGAGGACGGCGCGGGCACGAGAATGTTGCGCCCTTGCGGGCCCTGTCCGGGCGCATACTGTCTGATTTCGCTCGCGTCCGAGCCCCATTGATCATCGCTCCCTGCCGATGCCATCGCGGTCACGCCGTAGATGGCGTAGGTGTTCTCGATGTCGATCAAGCAATTCATCCGCTTGATGTTGACGCCCTCCCGCAGCGTCGCGACGACCGGATTGACATGGTCGCCGATGATCAAGAAGTTGCTCAGGTGATCACTGCCCAGGACGATGCCGCGCGGACGCGCGTGCGTCTCGAGAAAATCCCAATTGAACTCGCCGGGTTGGCTCTGCAGATTTTTGAATGGCGAGTTGTCCGGCTGGCCGATCGTTACTACGCCAACGCCGTAACGATCGAAGATTGCATGAGCGATATCGACAATGCCCATGCCGTCGAAGCTGCGCGGCGGATCGACGCTCGAGGTGGCGGGAATCCAAGTCAGCGATTTGCCGCTCAGCTGGATCGAATGATTGGTCGCGTCGTAGCCGACTTGGCGCTCGGTGATGATGCCGGTGCGAATGCCTTCCTGGCCGCCCAGCAGGATGTCGACGAAATCGCCGGGCAAGAGCTTGAGCCCGGTCCATGATGTCGGCATCGGCGAGAATTCGGCCGTCGTGAAGCGGAAGAGCGCCGACGAATCCGCCCATCTATGCTGCACCCACACCGATTCCCATGCAGTCCATGCGCCGTCGGGTGTGACGATCGTCGCAACCTCATATGGATTCGGCCAAGGCTCCGGCATTGCTCAAGCCGAAAGCGCGCGACCAGTCGGCAGCATGAACGCCGGATGCACGACCTTGTTCTGATCGCGCAGCTCGTCGGCGCGCCCGGCGTCAGCATAGAGCTTGTAGGCCGCGACGAGCGTCGGCAGCGGCGCGGCGAAAGCGAAGTTCAGCATGCGCGGCAACGGCTGCGCCGTCTGCGTCAAAAAATAGCTGATCGCCGCATGCAGACCGATGAGTGTTTGATAGGTCTGCGAATCCATGGAGTCGGCGGCGAGCTCCTCGGCGTCTGCGAACTCGGCATTGATCACGGGCCGCACCGCCTCGACATCGTCACGGCTGACGAAAGTCATGCTCGCCATGATCATGCCCTCGGTGGCAAGCGCATAGCGAACCAGAGAATCGCGGACGAGCGTTGCGCCTGCCGTGCGCGGCACGAAGGAAGAGGCGATGGCGCGAACCTGCTCCATTTGCGGCAGCGTGCCGCCGCTGCTTTGCACCAGCCGAAAGATGTTCTCGAGCGGCGCTCCGAGAGAATCGGTGCCCAGCAGAATCGCGACGTTCACGCGCACAGCATTGACCGCCGTGCGCAGATCGGCTCCGGCAGCGCCCGATGAGGGCACCTGCCCGAGCAGCTCTTTGAGCACGGCCTCGACGATCGGCGCTGCTTCCTGTGCGTCTTGTTTGAGCATCAGCCGGCGGGAGTGTCGAGCACTTGGGTTGTCAGTGTGTAGGTCTGATCGGCTTGTTGTTGAAGGAGGGTGACCGCGGCGGGCGGCGGTGCTGAGTTGATGAGACCGTATTCGACGAATGTCATATCGAAAACGCAGAAACCGCCGAGGCGGTCCTCTTCCGTCATGCGATAACCGGTACAGACCGCGGTCAAAGTGAGCGGCGAGCCCTGGCCGGATCGGCCCATGTTTGGCAGCTGCAGGACGCCCGCGCCCGGATCATCGAGCCGCGCCTGTAGCAGATCGCGCGCGATGCGATAGTCCCGCATGTAGAGCGAGGCCGCATATCCGGCGACCGGCATCATCGTCATGTTGAGCAGCGATGGCTGCGCTCCGGTCCCGGCATCCTTCACGTAGGCGATGACGTAGCCGCGCACGCTGTACTGAATCGCGCGGCGTCCCATGTCCTCTGCATAGGGCGTATCGCGCTTCGGATATTCATGCACGACCGCGCGACGGCCGGTCTCTCTGCCTCCCGAATCGCAGAAGAACGGCACGCCGTCGTACATCGCCGGGAGCAGCGCGTCGCGCCATGGATTCCTAATGTCGCGGATCGTCGCCATTTACGCGATCGATGCCGGCCCGGCGGGCCCGGCTTCCATGAGCGGCATCTGCGTCTGCCGCGTCAGCCGTGTTTGTTTGAACAAACCGCCGCCGCGAGCGCGGACATGCGTTCCGGCAGGAGCGTTGACGTGGACATCCAGGCGACCAGTCCCTTCGACGCGATGCGTCTGCTCGTGTCGATCGAGCGCGGAGCCGTCCGTGAGCCGCGCCGCCTGCGACAGATATTCGGCGCCGCGTTCTGGATGTCGGCCGATGGTGGAAAATCTCTGCCCCAGGATGCCCCCGCGCAGGCCGCGCGGATCGACCGCCGATTTCTCTGCGTCTCTGACGAACGCCTTGACCGATGCGTCGACATCGTAGGCGTTGCCGCCGGGCACCTGGCTGTGCGCATATTGGAAAATGCCGAAAGAGCCGCCCGGATCGGTCAGATTTTTTGTCCCGGGTTTGAAGCCGGATTCCGCATGCGCGACCGAGAGCGCAAATCTTGCCCACTCCTCCGCTGAGCCGGTGCGAATGCCAAACTGCTCCCCGCCTCGAGGAACGACGCCAACAACACTCGAGCCTTGAAAGCCCGCCAGCAGTTTTCGATAGAGATCAGCGCCGCGCCCACCCGCGCCAGCGCCGCCGCCTGCGCCGCCCTCGAGCGTGCTGACTGCGCTCGCCGCCTTCGCATCGCCAGCGACCGGCCTGCGGAACGAATAGCCGGATGCCTTAAACGTGCTTTCGAAGCCTGATCGCTGATTGCCGCCGAGTCCGGTGAAGGTGCCGGTCTTCGGGTTATAGCCTTCGACGAAAGTCACATGCGAACCGGGATCGCCGGTGCGAACGCCGCGATTCGCAACCGCGATGTCGCCTGGCTGCGGCGGGCCCACGACTGGCTCGCCAAAGGTTCGCCAGTTCGATGCGACGGCCGCATTCTTCGGTGGCGTAAAGCCTGCGGCCTTGACGACCGAGGCGGCAAACTCGCCGCACCATGGTCCATCTTTCGGATAGCCTTGCTGCCGCATGAACTCGCTGACGGCACCGGGACCGCCTTGCAGCGCGACATGCTGCGCCGTCGCCAAGATGTTGCTCGGGACCGTCGGATCGCCGGTGATCCCGGGCGTGCGCGCCTCCGGTTGCCCGCCATCGCCGCCGGCAGCCGCTGCAGCGCCAGCCCCAGCGCGCACGCCCATGCCGCCGCCGGGCCCCAGGACGCGGCCGATGCCCGGGAGGCCAATCCCGGCGCCGCCGGGAACGCCGCCGCCGAGCATGCCTCCGATGATGCCGCCGATCCCGCCGCCGCCAAGGAGTGCGCCGCCGAGCGCGCCGCCCGGCACGCCGCCGCCGCCTGGTGCAGCTCCGGAACCGCCGCCGCCCGGCAATTGGATCGAGCCGGAACCGGTCCCAAGGCCGAGCTGTGCAGCGCTGGCTGCTCGCCCCGTGCGTTGCTCAGGCTTGGTCAGGAAATCATTGAGCTTGCGCAGCTCGTCGGTGTTCTCATAGAGCAGCTTGTTGTGCTCGCGGCCGGCGTCGGCGGCGCCAAGCCCGGCGCCGAGCGGGATGACAGCTTCGGGGCCGGCCTCGCCGAGCAGGCCCATCGTCGGCCCCCTGACGATCCCGCCGTGCTGGAACGGCCACCACCATTTCTTTTCTGGCGGGGGAACGCCGCGCCCACCGGGCAGCTCTTTGCCCTTCGCCGCCTCCTCCAATTGGCGCGTGAACAGATTAGGGTCTTTTGCCTGTTCTTGTGCTTGACGGCGTCCCTCCGCGGCCTCCGCCCTAATTATCTCTTCAAGCAAATAAGCGCTGCCAGCGCCGACGAGATTCGGAAGCCGGAGAATCGAACGAGCACCAGCGCCACCGGCAGCGCCTCCGGCCGCGGCAGCACCGGCGCCAATGCCTCCGGCCGCGGCGGCGCCGCCGCCGGCTCCAATGGCGGCGAGACCTCTGAGGACTCCAATGAACCTCCAAATCAACGGCAGAGCGACCGCCAACGCGATGCCCATCGCCTCAAGAGGATGTTGATTGAGGAAATCTGCGAGCTGCTTGTTCAGCTCCGTCATCGGCCCCCTGACGATCTCCAAAATCTGATCAGTCCAATCGCGAATGGCGAGCGCTAGTTCGCCTTGGCTCCGCTTGATATCGTCTGCTGCCTTGGATTGCTCCTCGGCTTTGTCGATCTGCTCCTTCGTCGCCTCTTGCAAATCTTTAGTGATCTCGCGCCACTCCGGACCCAGACCTATGCTGCGCGCGATCTCCTCGGTAAAGACCGCGGCCTGTGTCCTCGCTGCCTGCGGCGATATCCCAGGCCGACCGCCGAAACCCTGCTCCAAGCGTTGCCGCTGCCTTGCCTCCGTCTCGAGCAGCATGTGTCTCACGAAATTGAACTGCGCCGCCGGTCCTTGCCCCGAGACACCGGCGATCTGGGTCAGCACCTCGCCGGGATTGGCAAACAGGCGCCCCAAGCTGGCGCGTTCGGCGGTCCCGGCCCGTTGCGCACGCGCGATCCAGGTGACCACGCTGCTGACCATCTGTTGCCCTTGCGCGGTCGGGATGTTCGCCATCCTTGTCATTTGATCGGACAGCGCCTTCATCTCTCCGGTCAGCAAGCCGATCGATTCGGCGTGAAGCTTGAGGCTCGTCATCCGATCGGAAAATTCCTTGAGCGCGTTGTTCGCCTCCCATAGCGCCGCCGGCACCAGCGCGAGCGCAGTCGTGAACCCGCCGATGCCTTTGGTTGCCTCTTCGGCGATGCGCGCGAACTGTCCAAGCGGCAGACCGGTCACTGATCCGGCGAATTTGTTGATCTCCTTGAGTGCGCCGGAAACGCCGGTGCTGATTTGGTCGGTGGCGCGCTTGCTGCTCTTGCCCCAGTCCTCAAATTCGCGCTTGAACGCGCTCAGCTTCGGCGTCGCGTTGTCGACCGCCGAAAGGACAAGTTGCAGTTCTTGTTGCTCAGGCATCAATCTTCGTCCGTTTCTCGTTCTTCACGCATGCGCGCCGCGAGCAGACAGGTGTAATGCAGGTGCGCGCCCAGCTCGCTGAACATCGGCATGTCGAGGAAGACGCGGGGATCGCAGTGATAGAACCGGGCCAGCCGGAAGCAATTGAGGACGATCTCCTGGTCCTCGCCGACGATCACCAGCCTTCCGGATCGGGGAGAAAAAAACGGCGTAACCGATAAGCGCAGGAGTTCCAATCTTGCGGATGCATGAAATCGAGCAGCGGCGGAAACACGCCAGACAGCTGCGCCATCATGGCCGTCATCTTGCGCTCGTCGAACATGATCTCGCCGGCGGTGGTGATGAACACCGGGTTGCCGATGCGAACGATATCGGCGCCGGTTGGCTCACGAAACGTCAGCTGCTCGAGCAGCTCGCGCTTGTTGCCATTGATTGGCTTGTGCCGAAGCCTGACGACGATCGGCCATTCCGGCAACGGCTGCTCCGCAGGTTGCTGCGGCTCCGGCTGCGGCTCCGGCTCCGGCTGCGGCGGTGCCGCCTCCGGCGGCTGCTGTCGCGCCTGTGGCCGACGCTGGCGCGTGTCGGCCGGCTCCATGGTGGCGACCGATCCTTCGGTGACAAAACCTTCACGCATGCGAAGCTCCGTTTATGGTGCTGGATTGGCCGTGCCCCATGGGGCTTCGACTACGGCGGGCGTTCCCGACCAGGTGTTGACGTTGACGCCCTCCCAGCGCACGCGGACCTGGCCGTCGCGCGTGGTCTGCTCGAGGCCGCCTTTGCAGATCGCGTCGGTCATTTGGAAGTACCAACCATCCGCGAGCTGACAGAGGACGGTCACGTCGACCTGACCGTCCAGCGTCGTGATATCGAAGTCCGGCGTGGTCGAAATGTCGGCTTCGATGTAGGGCACGCGCGGCAGTTCCTGATAACCGTGAATGCCGTCCTGGCCGGCGAGCATGGTGCGCTCGACCATGGAATGGCTGACGGTGAAGTTGCCGCGCAGTCTCATTTGCTGGCTGCCGACCTTGAGATAGGCGACGCCCGCGATCTTCTGGGCCATGTCTCAACTCCTTTCGATTTGTTTGATCAGGCGAGGATGCCGCCAGTCGGGATGACACCGGTCACGCCTATCGCCGCGCCGGCTGCGGACGCATCAATCGCCGCGTTGTACTGCAGGCGGAACTGTGCGAGCACGGCAAACACGCGCAGCTGATTGATGAGATCGGGCGGATACAAGACATTGACCCGGTTGGGGTCCGTATCGTCGCGCTCGACTAAAAGGTTCTGGACGAATGCGCTCGTATTTTCGACAAGGCCATTGAACTGATCTGTTGCATATTCGGAAATCAGCTCAGCCTTGATCATCGCCGGCGTCACGATTGCCTGACCTGGCCCGAAGCGGGTTCCATCGTTGGCAAGCTTCATGCGCGGGAACTTGCTGGTGATTGCCTGCTTCTGCGTCCTGATCAGATGCGCAAGCGTCGCCAGCGTAGTGACCAGCTCGTAAGCCGTATCTGGCGTGCCGTAGAGATTAAGCTGGTAGGTCGTGCTCTCTCTGCTGATCATCGGCAGATTGTTGCTGCCCGGCTTTTGCGTCGCCAGTCCGTTGCTGGCGAGGCCTTGCAGTTCGACCGCGTCCCAGCGTGTATGCAGCGGCGCAAGCCTGATGCCTGCGAGCGACAGCGTCTGCAAGGGACGCGCCGGATCGTTGATGAGCGCGCGCTGCGCCTTCGCGGTGTAGGCCGCGGTCCATTCGTAGATGGGCGACGGGCTCGCCGTCTCGACGGCCATCACCGAGGTGACGCCATTGTTTTGCGTCTCGCCCCACGCGATCAGGTTGGGATAGGTGTCGCGCTTGGCCGAGAAGATGTGGCCATAGAGCTGCCGGAGATAGCCCCAGCGGCCTGTGTCCTCGAAGCCATACTCGTCCTCCCAAGCCAGCAGCGAGGTCGAGTCGGTGTAGGGCAACGCGACATATTCGAAGACCTGCTCGCCGAGGTTTGAGATCGCCGTGGTGAAAACCGGAACACCGGCGCCGCCCGAAAGCGAGCCTGGCGTGTTGGTGCCGCCGGTCGGCAGCGTCAGGACGAGCCCGGGCGGCGTCATCTCGCCGCCGATGCCGCCGAAATAGTTGAGGCTCACGAGAATGTCGTTGCCGGTGACGCCCTTCCAGTTACAGGTCAACGTGACCGTGCCGGTCGCTGCCACCGCTGCAACCGGCAAATCGTCCATCGCGTTGATCGCGTCGGCAATGGCGGTCGCCACGTTGTTGGTGGTGTCGGAAGCCGCGACGTCGACCGCGACCTTCTCGCCGCCGATGTAGAGCGCGATCTCGCCGGCTTCGGTCGGCGGCGTGGTCACCGTGATGGTGCCGGTCGCCGCCGTTCCCGCAGTCGGCTCGGCGACACCGAGACCGTAGACCACATTGCCAAAGTTGTTGGCGAAGTAGGATTTGAACATCAGCGACAGCTCGCTGCCTTGGCCATAGGCGGCGTCGGCCTGCGCTTGCGAGCCGATCGGCGTCGGAACATTCGGCTGCCCCGCGGCGCCGGCAGTCGAAGCGAGCATGGTGCCGACGAGGAGCGCGGGAAGCAGCAGCGCCGGCAGGCCAGCCATCGAGGGATCGACCTCGACGTAGTAGAGCGGGATTTTGATATTCGAGGGGATTTGACTGAAGCTGATGGGCACTGTCGCCTCCTATTGCTTCGGGGTTTGCTCAGGCGTGCTGCGGCTTGTGTGGCGCTGCCTTGTCCTCGAGCAGCACCGAGCCGTCAGCGATGCGGCGCTGCGTGAACTTGTCGAGCGGCCATTCCACGGAGCCGCTCGAGCGGAACGCCATGCCGCGTGGATGTTTCAAGATGCGGCGCATGGCATCGTTCGCTGGCACGACACGTACGCGCGGCAGCTGTTTTTCTTTGGCGATAGCTTGCAGCCGAGCGCGCTTCGCGGCATTGCGAGTCGCGTTCGGGTCGGGCGTCGGTGCTCCTTGGATCATGGTCTTCTCCTTCACTGGGTGAATTCGTATTGATTGATGATGCGCTGCACGACGCTCGCGGGCGGCACGGTGTCGTCATCGGCGAGCGGAACTGTCTCGATGTGCAGGCGCAACAGATCGGGGAAGTTGCTTGGAAAGAACTCGCTGCGAGCGCGCAGCGTGGCGATGTATTCCAGCTCACCGGTCGGTTGTTGATTGCTGCCGATCGAGTCCCACACATGACGCCGCCTGCCGCGCACGACGCCTTCGAAGCGCACGTTGTCCGGCATGTCGGAGTTGACCAGGTTGGTCAGCGTCGCGTCAGTCCACAAGCCATTCATGATCGCCCAGAACGCGGCATCGAGCTTCAGCTCGGAGTCGACCGGATCGTTGTTCTCGATGATGACCTGCCAGCCGATGCGCAGATCGTGGATGAAACGAATGTCGCCGCAGTTCCAATCACCGTCGCTGGGCATGTCCTCGTCGAGGATGTAGACGCCCAGATAAGGCAGCAGCGGCTCTTGAATCGGTAGCTGCTTCGACCGTCGCGATTTGAAGCCGGCGAAGAATGGCAACACCACGGTCTTGGCAAACAGCGTATCGCGGATGACCTGGCTGTAGCTTTGCGTCGAAGTGATCATGCTGACGGAACCGGCGGCAGCAAATACGTCGCTGCGTTCCGTCGCTGTCATCGAGCCGGAAATCGTCATTCTACGGATGCGTGATAGTTGCGCTGTTGAGCGTGATCGTCTGATTCGCCGCGAAAGCGGTGCTGTTGAAATTGATGTCGCAGGAACTCAGGCCGGACCCAACAACAAGACCGTCGATGATGACGTTGCCGTTGCCGTCCTTGATCCGCGCGCTCGCCGCGCCGCCTTGCGCCGATGCCGTCGCCGTCTTCGGCGTGCCCAGCATGGTCATCACGTTGCCTGCTACGCTGAAGGAAGGCTTCGACAACGTGAACACTGCCAGCACCGACACCATCGATGCGCTGCTGATCTCCAACGTGCCCGCTGCGGTCGCGGCATCGATGGCGGCGAGGACATCCTGGAGCCGCTTGGTCTGCAGAGATGCCGGATAGTCGACGCTCATCACGGCACCGCGGTGCTGGAATATTTGCGCAAGATCAGATTGGTCTCGCCGCCGCCGTTGCGGGTGACCGTGCTCACCTCGAAATCGCCCTCGGCGATCATGCCGCCGGGACCGTCCTGCGGGATGTTGAGGCGGTCGAACTGCTGCGGCAGCGGCAGGCCGGCAGCGGCGAAATCGGTCTCGAGGATATCGAGCGAGGTTTCCTGGTTGACGTAGAGCGAGCCGTCCTCGAGCAGCACGTCCTGGCGCCCGTCATGAAAGATGCCGCGGCCGACAAAGCTCGACGTCGCCGGCGCCGAGACCAACGGATAGAAGGTGACCGGGCGCGCGAACTGGGTGAAGTTCGGCGCATAGATCATCAACGAATAGTTGATGCCCATGGCGGATGTGTTTGTTTGCTAGACTTCCAG